GCTTTGTGGAGTATCTGCAATATGCAGTTCGTACAGAACTAAAGCGTGACGAGTATCTCGATGACGAGATCATTCCGATCAAAGTTTCTGGTTGGGCCAAGGAAAGCAAGTCTGGGAAGAAATTCCTGAGTCTTTCTTATGCTCCTGATTACAAAACTCTCAAGGCCGCAGAAGAGGTTAAGCAACAAATGGAGGCGCAATCTGCCAGCCATGAGTCCGTCGATGCCTCCGCAGCTAGCCTTGCGAAGAGCACAGGCGGTGCTGTTGTGCAGACCCAGCAAGAAGACATCTTCTGATGGACATCCCGAACTCTCCGTTGCAGATGCAGCGTCAGTGGATACACCAAAAGCTGGATGAACTGCCGGAGGGTTCGTCTGTGACGATTCCGGTCAAGCAGTATCGCGACATGGTCATGCGGCAGTTTCAGCTGCAAGACCTAGTCGCGAGTCAACAAAAACTACTGAAGAAACATGTCCCGGACTATTGAACAGATTGGCCTTACTATGCTTCGGTGGGGCAGCAAGCGGCCTGTACTGTTGCAGCGTCCACCTAGCTGGACTGTGCAGTACATGCGGCCCTTGCCAGCTGATAAGCCACCAATTAACGTGGCTCCAATCGGTCATGCTGGCATCTGGCTAATGAGACGTGCCAATCCGCTTTCTTACGTCAACGCAAACGGCAGCTCTATTAAAGTGACCTTGCCTTAGAATTACAGCTCACAGTCGTTATCAATGGGATTGCTATTTTTCAACAGCAGTTATCTTAATCGAACAGTTTATTTGTCCGAGATAGATGATATGCCAAACAAGGATGTCGCCTCTCTTCGTGCAGAGCTAAAAGTGGCAGTTTTTTCTATGCAGGGGAAGATGCATGAGGAGAAAGATGTTGGCGAGAGTGATTGGCTTCATGGCATTAGCTTAAAGATCAAAATCTGTGAGCAGTTTCTTGAAAGGATTGACGAGCTTGCAAGTCTCGACATCTCAAAGCTTAACCACTATCACCTCTTGTATTTACGGCAAGAAATTTCAAATGAGCTAGGTCCGCAAAGGGCCCAGCAGTTTTTCGATAAATCTCGCATTGGTGCCGTAGCTCAACTTCGCAAGGAATCTGTTTCGTGACGAATTTTCAGTGGAATGACAATCAAGCTCAATCGCAGTATGGCGATGGCATTAGCCATCCCAAAAAAGGTGTGAAGACAAAACCATTTAAGTTGCTGGTACGCAATCAGCAGGCTGCGCCAATGATCTGGCGCACCTCTGCCGAAAATCAAAGAGCCGCCATTAAGTACGGCAAAGCTAGGTGGCCTGAAGCGGCTATTGAAGTAATCAAGTGACTACTTCTTGCCGCCCTTCTTGCTGCCGCCTTTCTTGGCGCCCTTCTTTTTGTCGTCGTAGTGGTAAGGCATGACCAAAGGTGCGTCTCGCATTGACCTTAGCGCGGGCTTAGTGCTGGAGGATGCTCTTGACCTTTTGTATCGAGGGAAAGCAAACGCAGTAAAGCTGGCTGCTGCTGCTGGTGTATCTAAAACCGAGTTGCAGCGGATCTTTGCCGACTACGTCTCATCACGCGGTTTAGAGTCTGACGCTTGGAAAGAAGATGATGAGCTTTTTTGGCCGTTCATCACGTAATGGCTGCGGACTAGGACCGGCTCACGCGCCTGCACCCCTTACCCCTGATCCGCTGCAGGGTGGCATCTGTGCTCTTTAAAAGAGAACCTAGCCATCATAGCCATGTATCTACCGCAGGCTGGCCGCCACTCGACAGGTGTGCATCAGGTGAAACTGGGACTTGAGTCAAGATTTAAGCCTTGGTATTTCAATGGTTTAGTAGTTTTCTGGGGTGGGCTGTACAGCACAATGTCTGAAGCGTTAGAACAAGCTGAGATCATGAAGCAAGATTTGCAGTAAATCGTGACCTCTTTGCGCTATCACGCTGGACGCATGGTCTTAAAGCAAGAAGGTGATGGCTGGCGAGTACGCATAAAAACCAAGTCAGGGCCTGTCTCTTATCCCCTAAGTGCAATTGAATTAGAGCAAGCGGTATTAGAGGCAGAGCAAATCTATGCTGATGTCAAGGCTATAAATTGTGGACAACCTAGATGCATGGACTGCATCCATTGGGAAATTGTTGAGGCTAAATGCAATGTTGGATGTCCAGAAGGGCGCATGACAGGCGGCAGCTTTGCCAAAGACTGCGCATACTTCTGGTCAAAAGCAGATTAATGCCAATGATCACCAAGGTTTGCCGCGATGGTGTCTGTGTTTGGGAGGTCGAGTACAGCGGCATGATTCGATGCTTTGAGGAGCACGACGCATGGAACGCGCATCGCTTTTTTGAGTACGTAACAGAGTGTTACGCTAACTCTGCTCAAATTGCCTCATCGAATTGAGCGATATGACCAACTGCTTGTTTCAGCAGCTGTCCTTGGTGCCAATTTTGCTTTACAAGGGCGATGCAGAGCGACTGTATCTGCTCTAGATCAGTTTGCTCCAAGATGCCCCTGCAAGTGCATTCAAGGTTGAGTCTTTGCTCCAGGCTTGGTTCGACGATCATCCAGTCCATGGTCAGGCTCCAGTGACTGCAGGATCTTGCGCTCAGAGGCGTAAGGCTCCCTTACCTGCATGATGTCACCGACAGCTGGAACTAGCCACTCATGTGGCGGCCAGCAGTATTCCCAGTTAACTGGCTGCATACAGTTCAGGACAACAGTCGTCCAGAAGGCGCTGATGTAGCTCCAGACTGCGTAAAGGCTCATGCCACGCTTGGCATCACTGTGAGGTGATTGTTGTAATGACCAGTCACGGCATAGGACGCTTGCGGCACTTGAGACATGAAATGGAACACCATTTGTCCGACTTTTAAGCCGGGCCAAAGCCTGATAGGGCAATGACGACGTTCGTTTTTAAGCTCTAGCGTTAGTTTTGATCCGTGCCAGCCTGGATCGCACCAACCAGCAAGAAGATGGTTAAGGCCGTCTCTGGCACGCGATGACTTGAGTACAAACTGAGCACTGATGTCGTCGGGGAGATTAAACAGCTCACATGTCTCAGCCAAGCAAAAGTGGCCTGGCATGAGTAGATACGGCTCATCCTCTGTCTTGCCTGAGATGTCTAAACGCAGTAGATCCTCCTGATACATCGACTCAATCATCAAATGGTCCCCCAGCCTCAGGTCAAGACTTGCTGGATTTAGCAGCTCTGTGTCAAAGGGAACAACCATTTGACTTTGCTCGCAACGCGCTCTGATCTCCCAGTCGCACAGAACCGCCATGCTGTGACGCAAAAATCCAGTGTATTAGTTGTTGACCACTATTGCCCAGCCAGAGTTTGGACCTTCAATTTGCCAGCGTTGATGGAAGGCGGCGCGGCTCACTCGCACGTATTCACCAGATTTGCGCTTGTTATGCCCGCCTCTTTCAAGAAGTGGGAAGCCCATCGGGTCATGCATGATCCATTCATCTTGGTTGAATCCGACAATGACACTCCAGTGCCCTGTGCCCATGGGAGGCTGTCCTCTTAACAGGTCGCCTTTATGGAGCCACCCCACCATCAGAGGCCTGCCTGCCGTAAGCTCTTCTTCAATTAGATCTGAATTTGCATTTTGTACAAATTCTGCGTCTAAACCTAAGGATCTCAACGTATTGACCTGCGCCTGGACAGAGGTTGTATCGCCAAATGCCTCGCGAATTTGTATGTACGCATCATCACTTGAAACACGGCTGTGGAAAGCTGAGACCATCGCGGCAGAGCTTGAGAAGCACTCCCTGGCTCCATAGCCACTTTCGTTGTCGAGCTGGTGATAGTAGGGAGCCCATACTTGTTGTTCAATTCCGCTTGCCTTCCAAGCCTCGAACCACTCTGCGTCTTCATCCAATACGCCTTCCGGCAAGGACTCTTCAAGCTGTTTAACAGCAGCCAACTGGTGGGGCGTGCCACGGAAAAACTGAAAAAATGGCAGTAACGCAAGAGCCACGGCTAAAAGCAGCCAGGTCACTTCAATGTTGCCTGAGGACAGGTGCTTTTGCCAGCGTAATATCCCATGTAAAACAGCGTCCCCGTACCAAAAACTGTCAGCACAAGCCCGCTGCCAATCAGAAAGAAACCAACAACCGCCAGTAACGCTGGGTTTTTCCTAGGTATCACTTCTCAACTCTGGTGGCTGGAAATAGATTTTGCTTTACAAATTCCACGACTCGATCATCAACCGTGTTGTCCGTGCTTTTGCAGTAAGCCTCAAGAAGCTCAACAACAAGGTTTTTTACAGAATTTGACTGCAAGAACTTGAGGAGGATGGGCTTAATTAGGAAAATCATGGTGTGAATGTGTCTAGCAAGAGTCTAGTTGCGATCTGTGTGACCTTCCAGTCGCGCCACTGAGCGCTCTAACTCATTTAGCCTCGCAAATACCTCCATATCTTTCGCCTTGATATCGTCATGAAGAATGCTGAGTCGACTTGAAAGGTTGTCGACTGCAGCAGTTAGGCGTATCAGTGAATCTTGCCCTTGCCTGCTTTGACGGTTGATGCCTGCGACCCCCATAAACGCAGTGCTTATTGACGCGCCAGCTACAGCGGCCCACACTTCAATCATGGCACCACCTCAAGAGCTTTCTCATCATGGCAGAGACCACAGAAAAGCAAGCGCAAGAACAGGAGGACTCCAACTCACGCTTAGGCGATGTCGTCAAAATTGTTTTGCTGAGCTGGGCTATGGCCATTTTGACTGCGAACTACCTTGGCGTTTTTAAGCAATCACTTGATCCGACCTACCCTGCCAGCATCCTTTCCGGGACTGCGGCCTCGTTTGGGCTTGCCGTAGGCAGTAACAGGAAGAAAAAAGAGGAGCCTACAATCAAGGAGCAGCCCACAACAACAAAACCCAAATGAAGCGCTTAGCTTTAGTATTCGGCATCACATTGGCTGCCGCACCAGTTCACGCCGACATAACCCATAAAATTCAGTCATCAGTCAGCTTGTCGGTTGATGGCGCGGGATCAGTTGCAACGCGCATCCCGTCTTCAATGGCGGTATCTGGCAATAACGTCACTCTTGACACTGCTCCTGTGCTCGGCGCACTTACTTCCGGCACTGCCCTTGGTTACACTCCTGGTGCCTACAGTATTACTACTGCTGGTGATGCTTTTAGTTACAGCGAAAGCTATACAGAAGGAGACGACGTTCCAGCAGTCCTGTCAACAACAGTCACGTCAGGAGTAGTCCCGGCACTTCCTGCTTTTGGTTCAGTTACGACAACTTCTGGAGGGGTGGCGTCAACGTTAGCTGGCACGATTGCGACTGATGGTGCTATTTCAATTACTGCTGGAGGTGCAGGTACTCAGGCCGTGGGACAGGTGATACAGGAGCTCAGTATTCGATAGGCATGTTACTACTTTTGCTGTTAATCGCCGCTCCAGCAGCAGCCGTTCCAGTTGTTCCAAACTTTCAGCAAGGAGTTTTGAGCTCTAAAACTACGACAAAGACTAAAGTGACGGAAGTCATCAACTCTTTCCAGTATCGTACCGGATATGAATACAGCGTTTCGGGTACAAACATCGAAACTGATGGTCCTATCGCTCCAATGAGCATGACTACGACCACCAATACGCTGAATGGTGTCTCCAGCGTTTGGCGCGGGCTAGATCCAGCATCTAAGCCTTCATGGCGCATTGTCAATCAAGGTCAAGCCATGCAGTTCATCGAGACTCTCCAGGGACCAGGCCTGGTTAACCACACGATCATCAACCGCGAAACAGACATTGAGTCTTTGACCGAAACAACCAGTACGTTTACGCAATGAAGCGAGTCATAGCAGCGCTTTTGCTGTTTGCCGCGCCAGCGCAAGCACAGGTCAGTGGTACAGCTGCTCCAGTGGCACATAGCTCCGGAAGTGTAACCAATCAGGCAGTCCAAGTTGTGCCAAGCAGGCAATTTACTAATACATACGGCGGAGGTATTAGTTGCCAAGGCGCAACACTCAACATCAATCCTTTTCTAAGTACGACTACTAGCTGGGCTACTCCGTATGAAAGTCACTACTCGGAACCGGTTTATGACACTCTCGATCTCACTGGCGCGTTTGATCCGGAAGGTAATCCCATCCCCGATGGCCAGCCTGATCGTCCGGGCCATGTCGCTTACTATCGTCCAATCAGGACGGGTCAAAAAACGAATTACTCAATCAACGGTGGAATCACAGCCACGTTTTCAATACCGCTTGACCGTTCCCACGTCAGAAGCTGTCAGAGAGCAGCTGAGAAGCAAGTGGCTTTACTCGACGCCCAGTTGGCTGACTCCAGGCTCAACTACGAGGTGGCAAGACTAAAAAATTGCGGAGAGCTTATGAAACAAGGCATTATGTTTCACCCTGATTCGCCCTACGCAAAAATCTGTGCTGATGTCGTTCTAACCAATCCACCTGGAGTTATTCTGCCCCTGTCTCTTATACACAT